ATCGGAGGTTCAGTCTCCGCTCCTATCTGTTGAGCGAAGTCATTTAGGTAATCGTTTTCCGCGAACAAGTACATGTAAGTTTCGCGGATATGAGTTGACAAGATAGCCATGTCAGTAGCACGTGCCAGAATCGAATCGTGTATGACGGAAAACGGAGCGTCGAAGCGTCTGAAAGCCAGGTGGAGTAATGAAGCATCTAATGAGTGGATAAGATTGGGTGCGCCAGACGATTTATGTTTCCTTGGGTTAGGTCCTTTCTCTCCGGTGACAATTCTGTAGTTACAAGAACCCATTAGCGCCAGCTGGATTCGTTTTGTCTCTAGAAAATTTCTCTTCTGATAGACCACAAAGCCAGATGGTGTAACCCATTGGATAACATTATTGCCGCGCTTAATAGCAGCTGTCATCTCCTTACCAATCCACTTCATTACTTTGAGTGGACCGGGAGCAATCTTCTCCATAGCTTTGAGGAGAGATTGAGCTAATTGTGTCTGTTCCTGAGAGGAGACGTGATCAACAAGCAACCTGTTCTGACTATCCTTAGGCATGTTCGCTTCAATAGCGTCCTTAATGTATTTGCGAGAGGATTGAAGGGTTGCGTTATATGGAATTGTCATCACGCTCCGCTTAGTCACAGAGCGATCCATGTACTCAGCAAGTCGTACCGGAATATCTTCCATAGCTTCGAGCACTTCCCGATAAGCATCTTGTGGCTCATCACTTGGGAGCACATTCACTAAGCGAGCTGTGCCTGCATCCCTGGCCAATCCGGCGAGGATTTGCATTCCACTACATGTAGCGTCAACAGCAATAGGTAACCCTGTATGTTGACGATCACATTCAATTAGACAGTGATAGAACTCATCACAGGCAGCAAGGAATTGCCAAGGTTCATCAGCACCTTCCCAGTCACCAATATTCCCTAGTGGATCAGTAGCAACGCGAGTAATGAGGTGGTGATTGTTATCGGCCCAATCAAGTCTCTCCTGCATGGTCTTCTTATCGAGACCATAAGTAGTAGCTACTTGGAACTTGAGCCACTCCTCTCCTTCATATGTGAGAAATGATTCATCAGCGAAACGGATAAGACTCTTACCAAAGTCAGTATCTTGAGGAGTTAAGCAGTGAGGAATAGGGTAGACTCTTCCTGTGCCACCACCCGACATTGAAGACAATGCTGAGGCACGGAAAAAATTCTGTAGAGATTCGGCTGATGCTCAAAATGCCAAGAAAAAATATGAGAAGTCGATGCACGTCAAGACAACTGCCACGATGGAAATCGCTGGTAAGTTTATTGATAAGCCGCGCTACTTTATTCCTTGGTCTTTCGATTATAGAGGAAGAGTCTACCCTATTCCTCACTGCTTAACTCCTCAAGATACTGACTTTGGTAAGAGTCTTATCCGTTTCGCTGATGAATCATTTCTCACATATGAAGGAGAGGAGTGGCTCAAGTTCCAAGTAGCTACTACTTATGGTCTCGATAAGAAGACCATGCAGGAGAGACTTGATTGGGCCGATAACAATCACCACCTCATTACTCGCGTTGCTACTGATCCACTAGGGAATATTGGTGACTGGGAAGGTGCTGATGAACCTTGGCAATTCCTTGCTGCCTGTGATGAGTTCTATCACTGTCTAATTGAATGTGATCGTCAACATACAGGGTTACCTATTGCTGTTGACGCTACATGTAGTGGAATGCAAATCCTCGCCGGATTGGCCAGGGATGCAGGCACAGCTCGCTTAGTGAATGTGCTCCCAAGTGATGAGCCACAAGATGCTTATCGGGAAGTGCTCGAAGCTATGGAAGATATTCCGGTACGACTTGCTGAGTACATGGATCGCTCTGTGACTAAGCGGAGCGTGATGACAATTCCATATAACGCAACCCTTCAATCCTCTCGCAAATACATTAAGGACGCTATTGAAGCGAACATGCCTAAGGATAGTCAGAACAGGTTGCTTGTTGATCACGTCTCCTCTCAGGAACAGACACAATTAGCTCAATCTCTCCTCAAAGCTATGGAGAAGATTGCTCCCGGTCCACTCAAAGTAATGAAGTGGATTGGTAAGGAGATGACAGCTGCTATTAAGCGCGGCAATAATGTTATCCAATGGGTTACACCATCTGGCTTTGTGGTCTATCAGAAGAGAAATTTTCTAGAGACAAAACGAATCCAGCTGGCGCTAATGGGTTCTTGTAACTACAGAATTGTCACCGGAGAGAAAGGACCTAACCCAAGGAAACATAAATCGTCTGGCGCACCCAATCTTATCCACTCATTAGATGCTTCATTACTCCACCTGGCTTTCAGACGCTTCGACGCTCCGTTTTCCGTCATACACGATTCGATTCTGGCACGTGCTACTGACATGGCTATCTTGTCAACTCATATCCGCGAAACTTACATGTACTTGTTCGCGGAAAACGATTACCTAAATGACTTCGCTCAACAGATAGGAGCGGAGACTGAACCTCCGAT